CATACCAGTTGATGAATTCTTTGTACCATATCTTGCGTCTCAGCTGCGAGCAGAAGCATTCACGATCAGGCTGCTCCGTTATCCTGGACTTGATTCGCTTGAGAACATTCAGCGCTTTCTTGCTGTATCGCTGTGACTCATCCAATTGGATGGTGAGCTGTATGGTGTCGATGTCCTCTTGTGTCAGTCGTTGGTCCATTGTGAGATAAGATAGGCAACCATCGATGTGATAGCTGCCACATATATATTGCCTGAGATAGCCAACGCAGTCCAAAATGAGGTACACTTCCAGCATCCAAATGATGCGTGCACGAACTGCATGAATTTTGACTCAAATCTCATGAAGATATAATCAATCACCCAGTGCAGCGGCTCGAATTTAGCGATGAGCCATCCAACTGCCAGGTATGATATGATAAGTGTTGTCAGTTCCATAGGTCAAAGATAAATTTAATAATCAATATGATAGCTATTGTGCTCACCAATATCATCGTGGCGAGTGCTGCGCAGTATTCTTTGTCGGGTCTCATTCTTCTTCGTTTACGATTTCTAATTCACCATCAAATGTGTAGCCCGTTAGCTTAAGCAATTTATCGAGGTGATAAAGCAAGTCATCCAGTGTGACGTCTTCGTGGTCGAATTCATAGCTCGCCTTGTGTCCGTAGTGTGTGATTTCTATTTTCATATTTATTTTGATTTAAAGGTTAAATAAAAAATGGTCTTATTGTTAGTATGCCAACAACAAACCCAATGCTGAAAGCTGTTGCAACCAATAGCCTCTGTTTAAAGTTTTTCAATTCAATAGTAAAATGATTCAATGGTAAGCATAAAAACGGATTGATAAATGCCATCAACACCATACCAAACCAATTGTGATGCGTTAGAAATTTAAATCCAGCTATGCTGTTAGCCTCCAAAACAATAGCGGAAAAAAATACTATTAATAATTTCCACCACTCTACTTTTGCTATCATCTTATTCTGATTTAGTTATCGTTTAATTAGCCGATATTTCATTTTATCGGTTTAAAAGCCTATTTTTTTAGTTCGTGTTTTACTTGCTTCATCCTTCAGCTTCTCAATGTAAAGAGTCGCATCCATCAGCTCCTCCTGGAGATGGTTCAGCCAATCAATCAATGAAAGGTCATCACGATCAAGAGTGCGCCCATATTTTTGGATGCCGAGCTGGCTGCGCTCATAATACTTTGACAGTACTTTGAGCAGTATTGGGTCTTGTGTTTGTTGTTCCATCAGTTCAGGCTTGCCCATTGTTCATGAAATTCCTCAGGAGTCACTTCAGAGATATGCACCTCATCAGAGAATGTCAGCACGATGCAAGTGTTCACCTTGGGCATCATGTTGAATAGATCGTGCACTCTTGCAACCAGGTTGTCGAGGTTGTCATTCTTGGTGCCTATGTATGCGATAAAGTACTTCATTTCATTAGGAAGTTGAATGCTTGGATATAGAACTCATCACCCACTCCATGACCTCTCATAAATCGAGTCACAGTGTAGTAGTTGAGATTCATGTCTTCAGCCAGGTGAGTCATTCGATATCTCTTGGAGATGCGGGACTCCAACTCTTTGTGGATGAAGTCCCGGATGTTCTCCCCATCAGAAAGGTAGATCGTCATCGATTTCATCAGTGATTGGTTTTAATGCTGGTGCTGCTGCTTCGACTCTGATATCCCATGCGTTCAATGACACATAGTACTTGCCGTTGTACTCACGACCTCGGAGGTCAAACTTCACCTCACACTCCTGACCGACTTTGGCACCATCAAGGAACTTCACTCGCTCATTCACTGCTTGAAATTGTACCAACTGAGGATACTTGTCTCCGATACTGAGAACGAACTCTCTGAGGTTCATCTTGTCGCTCACTTGTCTTGGCTCACCGATTAGGTGGATTGTGCCTTTTGCTTTTAACTCTTCCATGTTATTTGGTTTTTATTTTGATTTCGATTTGTAATTGATTACCTGCACTCATCAGAAGAGCAGCCTCTTCAACAAAGTCCCTGATGATTGTGTAGTCTTGAGTATTTAACTTTGTGAATGTTTGACTCGTGAAGTATTGCTCCCAATACACGATGTGCGTCTCATCATTGAGGAATTCAGATTGTATCTTATTGTGTGACATACTACTTATTTACTAATTGTTCATAATAATCGTGATATAACTCTGATGCTTCTTGAAGGCGAGCAATCATCTTAGCCTCAATATCTTCATCCCTATCATACCAAAGTGCTGTGATACGCTTACTTGGGTCAATGTGGTCGACTCGATGCAGCTGGAGGTTCTCATATTCGTTGAGGAATTCATCCCAGGTGGTGACCATGCAATAGATGAGCTCGGCACATGGTTTGTCATACAACATCATGTAAGCACGCAGCTGCCACTCATACAGTGGGTTGATTGCATCCTCAATAAGTGCCGGGAAGGTATCCAATGACCAGGATGTTTTGACATCGATGACCTTCTGCTCACTGATGATATCAGCGGTTCCGATGAGATAGTCATTCTCAATGGTCACTTCATTCTTGAGATAGTCAGTGAATCTCACCGAGTTGATGAGGTTGATGGACTCCAGTTCTTGCTCTCGACCCTTCCAAATGTATTTGTTGTTTAGTTCAGTAGTGTAGTTGTAAAAGTCCTCCTTAGCACACTGCTTGATGTAGCTCTTGGCTGTTTCACCGATGCTGTCCTTGGCTCTGCCATTTGTCATCAGCTTTCCTATTTGCGATGGATGCCATTTCATAGTGCAAGCATTTTGAGTTGAACATCAGTGAGTGCATAGTTGGTTGCCAACTGTTGTGCTGTGTACTTGCCAGCTTCGATTGATTCCAGGGCTTTCTTGAATCGGTTCTCATCGATTACTGGCTTTGATGCTGAACCCTGAGCTGCTGTGTTGCCATCATCATCAACGGCTTGAAGCGAGAGTAGTGACTGCAATGTACCTCTTCTGAAGTAAGTGACGGCAGCGAGCACCTTTTGTGGGTCAGTGATGACCGGAAGGCTCATGAATGACTCGATGACCTCACCTGAATCGATGTCGATGATACGAGTCACCACATCATTACCAACCACTGGCTGCAAGAGAAGCAGTCCATGTTCGTGAAGGATAGGCTCCACCGTTGTGAGCAGCGCATTGATGTCAGCATAGCTCTTTTTGAAGTGTGGATTGGTTGCATTCTTTGCCACCTTACCAATTTGCTGCTTGGCAGCGTGCAATTTTTGCCAAATGTTCAATGGCTCGAGTGTAGCCTCCGCTTTTTTTGTAGTCATAATTGTTGTTTTTGTTGTTTTGAATTGTAAATATACTCATTTATTTGATTAATTCGCAAAATTGCTCATAAAAATTCAAGAATCCTTCAAAGTCTCTTGCAATGATGTACACACCACCAGCTTCCTCGATTGCTTTCTGATATGCTTTTTGAGCTTCTGACTGCCTATCCTTGCCATACTTGACCTCAATCTTCACACTTCTGCCCTTGATCGTGGCAGAGATATCTGCTGAGCCTGGTGTTCCGGTTCCCTTGGTCCACTGACCACCAATGGCAACACCATCAGTGCGGTACTTTTTTCGGTACACACCCATAGTGTTGATGCGCTCGGCTTGGCAGTTATTAAACTGAAGGAATGCGATGATTGATTTGGTCAGTGCATTGGCTCCGTTGTCATTCCAGTGGTCCAGTGCGAGCAAGTGCGGTGGTATGCCTGGATACTTCGCCATTTTGTACTTGAGCTGGAGGTCTTTGAGCAGTGCTCGGTGTTGTCGTGTCATAGTTTTTTTGCTTTATCATTTAACTCATCCCACACATCACCATCAGTCGGTGGGGTTGACTGTTCTCCTTCAAGCATGAAGTATCTGCCGTTGTGATTCCTTCCTTTGTTTAGGTTGTATCCTTTGTAATCAGAATATGACTGCACCCACTTCAGGAATCTGCGAGGCTCAAGCTCTTTGAATGATGTAAACTCCGATGTAAACTCCTGAATCTTGCTTCCGTTGTAGTGGTACACATCAAGCGCCAGGTTGCCCTCTTCAGCCCAATCATAAAAGTCTTTACAAGTCGCCTGGATAAGTCGCTTGGCATCTGCGTTGATGCTGATGGCTTTCATCAATCCATTTTTCAGGTACTTCTGAAGATTCTTGACCATATAATTGTCAAATCTCAACCAATCCTCATCAGCCCAGGAGTCAAAGAGCAATCGACCATACTCATCCAGTGGCGAGCGCTTGGAATGAAAGTACTGATAGAACTCCAGCTCATGCCGTCTGCGATCGTGGGAGCTGCCGGCACCACTGATGACATAGTTGGTGGTGATGACTATCTTTGGCGAGCGGTTGAATGGAATAAATATCTCATCCTTGTTCTTGCGGTTGACTGTGATACCCTCAGTGATAAGGCTGAAGAGCTGCTCGAAGTCGAATGCCTTACGCACGTCATCAAATGCAAGTATCTGAGTGTCCAGGTTGACTCGCTGATATACAAAGTCAGACTTGGAAGGGTTGAAGCTCTTGCCATCAATCTTGACCACTCTGCGCAGATTGTTGAGCGCTGCCAACATCAGTGACTTCCCTGAGCCACCATTTGGATTGTCATCAATCTCTTGGTCGTTGAATATGATTGCCTTTTGGTCGGTCTTATCTTTGAATGTGTGCATCAGGTAGCCGAGTGTGGTCTCCAGTGCATTTACTCTGCCGCTGTCATCTGCTGAGACTTTGCTAACGAAATCTTGGAAGTCATTGGTGCAGTCATCGAGCAGCGTGAAATCTCGGTCAATTATTTGGTTCTCCCAAATGTATCCATCCACATCAATGTAGCTCTTGAGCTCCACTTTGTTCTTGGATATCTTGGCAACTCCATTCTTGAATGGGATGTATGAGGAGCTCTTGCTATCCTGGAGCATCAGTATATTGATGCTGTCAATCATATTGATGAAGTTCTCATTGAATAGGAACGCATTGCGTGAGCAGTAGTTCCAAACATCCATCTCACCCTTGCCTTGAAGATAGGTCAACACAAAGTCCTTGATTTGTTCTGCCGATGATATTCTGACTTTGTTCTCTTTGACTCTGACAAAGGTCGGCTTCTCAGCATTCTCAGGGTAGTATTTGTTGAAGCCATTCTTGACCAAGAACTCAGCGTAATTGGATGGCTGAATTGTGATGCCACCTTTTTCGTTGACTGACCAAAAGATATCATCTCCAGTTTGAATCTCTTTTTTTATGTCCTCAATCACATCCTCTCTCACATTGAGCTGCTTTTTGATGTCATCATCTGCCACTCCGCTCTTGAGCTTCTGCCGTACTTTTTGGAATGTATCTTTATCCTCGAAGTATTTGATGCCATACGTGGCTTTCTTGTACGCCGAGCGCACAGTTGTTGCCATCTCTTGCTCGGTGAAGCTGGTGCCTTGCGCATACTTGGTCCAAATGTACTGCTCTGCTGTATCCTTGCTGATGCCATACTCGCAGAGCACTGCTGCCAGCTTGAATACAAATTGATTTCTGCTGCCATCCACGAACTCACATCCATGGTCAAACTTTTCAATCAGGTTGATGATTTTATCCTCATCAGATAGTATGCACGTGGGAGTGCGCTCAGTGTAGCTGAAGCCCTGGTCTTGCTCGATACCCTCATACACTTGGCAGAACTCGTTAAAATAGATGTCAGGGTCATAGGATTCAAAGCACACCCGGCTGACGTTGCTGTTCTTTGTATCGAAGTATTCACTATCGAAGTGCTTGCCGAATGCAGTGAATCTGCGCTTGTGCTCAACCTTATCACACTTTGGAATTCTGATGACTGCCTTGAGTCCATTCCCTGATGGCGATGTGAACACCATCATCACATGAGGTTCAGCAATCAGGCGCTTGCGCTCTTCCATCATGAGCTTCTTTGTTGGGTATTGGTCAAAGTCCAGGATGCACAATCCACTGTGCTCAACCAAGCTGCTGTCATTTCGCTCGGTGAAGGTTCCATTGAACATGATCGCATTGAGTGATGACTTGAGACGCTCATGCTCGGGGTCTGCTTTCTCCAAAGAGCGAATGGTTGACACTTTCTTGATGAGGTCCGGGTTGCCCAGTCTGATACGGTTGTACACCTCCTGAATTGACAGCTCGAAGGGTGTCTCTTTGATGTTAAATAGTGATTTAAAAATTGATACTTTCATAAAAATGGTTGTTTTGGGCTATAAATATAGGCATTTCGTGACGGTAAATGGCTGTTTTGTGACGCTGCGTGACGATAAATATGCAAATCAAAAGGGTTAAAACTCTGACTTTGTGCAAGTTATCATTTTTCCGTGACGGTGACGCTCTCAAAACTTTTTTGCTCTTGTTGTGTTTGGCAATACTCTGCAAATCGGTATATAAGAGCATCCGTCACATTGTCACGCCATACACCCCTTTTTTGATGTCTTCCTGAATCTTGCGCATCTCCCAAAATGACTCACACTGGAGCACATCAAGCACGATATTTCGCTCGATTGTGTAATTCAATGCGGTGTATGGTTCAAATTTTTGTCGCAAGTCATCGGTTATGCGAAGGAATAGCCTGTCTTTTTTCCATGCCTTAGCTTTCTGAATTCCATAAATCACTGTTGAATAGTCCATGCCGAATATCTTGCCTATATCCACTAAAGTCATTCGATGTGTGCGAAGGAATGAGAAGAGGTAATATCGCTGATACACTTTGTGTCGCACCCTATTATCTGCACCAGGTATGAAATATAGATCGTGTTTTTTTATCTCGTTATTTATCTCTTCGAGTATTTGGTTCATTGTCTTTTTCATGACTTCTCTTGTATTGTGTACTTGTTGTAAATAGTTTTGTTTACTTGGAATCCAATTGATTCGTATGCTTTGAGATATCGGTAAACTGTGCGCTCACTGACTTGAAGATACCTGGTCATTGATTGGATGGTTCTTGGTTTGTCCTGGAGCAGTCGCATGAGCTTAATCACTCTGATGATTCGGTTCTGATTCATTGTAGCCAAAGTTTTAAACGTTCAAAAAAATCTATTGGATTTTCAAATTTTACACCTTTTGAAGATGATACCCATTCATCATCAGCATCAAGATTCATTCTCATAAAATCCATATCCTTCTCAATGCAACTTTTGCAATAATTTGAAGATAATTTGTCGTTTACTTTTTTTACTATTTCTTTACCAGTATGATATTGGCAGTCATTCATAATATCAAAAATTATTTTGATTCTTTGAAGTTTTGGTATTTTCATATCGGTGTCACTAAAAATTTTCCATCATTAAAGCGACCGGTCTCAATCAGGTCCATTTTTTTCCAGTAGGCGAGTCCTTTCGAGGTGAATATCCACTCTTGCACGATTACGGGTCCTATTTTGTATGTTAGTTTAAATCTCATAGCTCAGAGTATTTGATTTCGCAAATGCGGTTATATAAATCATAATTAAAGTTGGTCCAAAAATGCTCATATTGTTGGCGGCTAAACACACCACCATTCCTCATCATCATACTCCTCGTTGATGGCTTCGACATAGGCTTGCTCAAAATAGCACTGCTCATAGAGCTTATTGAGGTAGTCATCGCATTCTTTGGTTTGTTTAATTGTAAGTCCTTCATAATAGTATTTGTTTATGATTTTGTAATCGCCATAATAGCTCCCCACTCTAATGACATAGGTTGCCATTGTTTCTCCATTGGTTGGGTTGTCATTAACATCTTCAAATTCAACCAATAAATCAACTGAATCTATATCGTACTTTTTAGCTTCGTGGTCACGGATTTCTATGTGTATCATTGCTTGTTGTATTTATCGTTATATACGTGGTTCATATACTTGTTGAATGAAGCTGGGAGCTCATAGCTCGGCTCTACGTGCACTTGAGAGTCTATGGTTGGTTGGTCAACCATTGGCTTGGATACGGTTGTTGTGAGCCAAAATAAGAATGCGAGTCCAGCAACCATGATTGCTGCGCCACCAATGAACTGACGCTCATCTTGGTTGAGGTCTTGGAATAGGAATTTAATTGTTTTCATTTTCTTGGATTGTATCTAAAAGGTTATTAATTGCAGCCCATTGCGCTGCTGCGTAGCGTGTTGCCTTGTCATCAGCACCAAAGCGATGACGCATTTCGAGAAGGTCTTGATACATCTCAGCTTCTTGGCTGCGGATGA